TCGATGATCGCCTTATTGGTTGGCCCATACAGGAACCCAAACTCCTTCCTGAGGTTCTCTATCGCCACCATGAGCTCAGACATTCCACCCGCTGAACGTGCTGCCGTATCGACCAACGATTCAAATATCTTAAACGGTATCGCAATGATGGCCGCAGCGATGCTAAATGCACCGTCAACAAACGATGCAAAGAAACCAACGACGCCCTTAGTCAATGAAACGAGGTTTCGTGTGCCCTGAACGAACCCGATCAACGCCGCTGCACCGATTGCAACCGACTTCGGAAACTTCTGGCTCATCGTCTTGCCGGTTTCCTCAACCTTTTTGCCGAGCGTCTGGAACGCCTTCTCGCTCGTCTTACCGATGTCCTTCATCTTCGCTTGCATGTCCTTCAGCGATTTGCTGAGAACATCGACGTTCTGAACTGCGCCTTGTGTGTTTACCTGTCCAAGCGCCGCGGCGAGCTTCTGCACGGCATCGATCTGCTGCGAGTATGACGATTCAAGTTTCTCCGTCGACGCTGCCATACGCTCCACCTGAGCGGCCAACTTCGTCATCAGCGTCAGCTGGTCTGTGAGCTCTTCCTTCGATGGCACTTCGTGTGTCCTTCTGCGTGCAGCGACGCTCGCCTATACCACCTACTTATGCCGACATGGAAGTGCTCGCCCCTGTTGGTTTAAACACCGTTCAAAAGGTGTTCCTGGCATCGATAGCGTCGTGGGTCGTTGGATTACCGACGAACGTGAGGTTGCGTGGAACGATCGATGAGATCAAGATCACGACGAAAGCAATGATCGCAACGCGTAGGTTCGATGAAGAGCTCGGTCGAGAAGGCGCATCGCTTGATTCGATCATGCAATTGCTGAACGAAAAACACAACGCTACAGCATGGTTCGAACGAACGTTTGGATTAAAGTTCCCGTTGTAAAATAAATCAAATTGATACAGGTGAGTGTCGAACGTATTTTCTCATTCTAGGCGGTTTGACGTAAATCGGTTGCTTCACTTCATGACAATCTTTGATGTAACGTTGAGCGTTCTTTAACCATTGTTCATCATCAACAAAACTCAATCCAGAATTACAACGTATGCACAATAAACCTCTCAATTGATTTGTTACGTGATCGTGATCAACGACCAACGTTCGCTTGTTACCATCTACGAACAGAAAATCAAATTTCTTTCCGCAAATAGCACATTCACTGCGTTGTTCATCGAATAACCTTTCAATGATTATCGCTGGTAAACCATGCTGTCGAATTCTATGCGTAAACCTATCGTTACCCGTACATTCATCGCACCAACGTTGGTTCCAATTACCGGGCATATGCTTCTTTCCGCATATCTCACAAATTATTTCAGACTTTGCAAGCGCAAGCTTATGCGATTCACTCTTTGATCTTGAGATACCAACGCTTCCTATGAAGTGACGTAACGCTCCGTCTGAGTAGATCGCACCGTGCTTTTCTTTCAATTTTTGAGCAATGTCGCGCGATGAAAATCCATCTTTGTACAAGGAAGTGATCTCATCACCGTGTAATGACCAATCGTACTTCTGTTTACGTGCCACAATGAATCGTAACAATGAACGCACGATTGTTCACGTGAAACGCCTCAATCTACTAGGCGATTGAACCCGTGTTCGACCCTGCATCGCTCGAACGTCAGGTGCATTCGTATGAAGCGCTCTTGACGCAGATGATTCCGCGTTGCCACCTTCACCACCCTTGTTGAGTTCTCGAACGATTCTATCAACCCACCAACGCTTGATTGGAACGGGTAGGTTATATGCTTCTGAGGCTGTCATTCCTCCGTAATATACGCAGAGGAACGACGGCTCCCAAATGATCTGTTCCTTGTCTGCGGGACCAAACCCGAAGAAACTTACGTTGTTATCGTTCTGTCCCAGGCCATAAAAACGATGTAGAAATTGGCATACCAATCACCTCCGTGCGCCCGCAGCTGGGGCACTCAACTTCCTGTTTCATGATGATTCCAGGTTCGCTATCTCTGATGAACGACCTCAACGCCAACGAATCCCTCGCAGGCATCATTCGAACGAACCCGGCGATGCGATCTCGCTTCTCATCGCCGTCGATCGCCTGAATGCTATACAGGAGGTTCGTGGTGACTGATTGATCGGTGTTCATTCCAAGCTTCTTCTGCTTCTGCGTAGTCTCGACGATGGTCTGTTCATCGCGACCTGTGAGGAACTTGAAGCGAACGACCTTCTTTGTCGCAGGAAGCGCAAACTCGAACAGGTTCATTCCTGACGAGACTGGGTTGATCGACAAACGCCTGATGGGTAGCTCTCCTAGGTTGAACGTGCACTCGCTCTTGACGTTGCACTCGTTGCACTCGACCTCAACTGTATAGTCAGAACCATAGCCTGTGATCCTGATTGCCACCATGAGGGCATTGCGATCGCCGACCAACAGGTCAAGCGGATCAATCGTCTTGTCAATCAAGCACGATTTAAGCAGCTCAGTGATGACCGTGCCCTTCTTGAGGTACGCCGAAGACGTTAGTATGTCCTCCTCGTGTGCAGTCATGACCCTGATGTCAACAGTATCGCGGCCTGCCAACGTTGACGTGGATGGGTACACGAGACCCGACGAAGGAAGCGGGACCTGCTCGATCGGAATGTCGATACCGAAATCAGACTTTGCCTTTTCAAGCGCCGTCTGGTGCGGCACTCGAGGATCGACGCCGGTTGGAAGTGCCTGTTGCACGGGCGCTACTTGCGTCACCTGCGGCACAAACACCTGGTTTCGTTGCTCACGTTTATCTTCTGACATATAACACCGTTGCTCCTAGTGAATATTGTACAACCACGGTGCACAACGTGAGCCGTTTTTACGTAGCGATCCATACATTCGATCCCACAGGTAAACAAACGGCGATGAGTTCATCATCTGTCAAACGATGAACTGACCCATCGAGTTGCAGCACGTCGAGCAGCTCCTGCGTACGCGCCAACGACCATCCCACGAGCAGCGAGACCGCACCCATGTACGTTGGGGACCGTTGCTCCTTGAGGAACGCAACGGTGCGATCAAGGGCGGCCTGAGGAGGACGAACGCCTGTTTGTGACCAAGAAAGGGGCATGGGAATGAGTGCTTTCGAGTTAAGTACCAATGTTCCACAACGAACGATCACACTCAAAGATTTTCAAACGCTTGATAAATTGTAATTCTTGTTTGTTAAACACAAAAGGCTCCTCTTGGAGCCTTGAATGAATAAATCGTACTTAAAATTGTAGAACAGCGTTGTCAAATCTTAGAGTCAAAGAAATCTCCGCCGGCGTACCATCTTCATACGTGAGTTCCCCAAAATTGCACTCCGTGATGAGTGCACCCTTGATGTCCCATAGTTCCACGACAGATCCGACAGGATCCAAAAGCTTGAGCTGCACATCACGTTTGTAAAAATCTGCGTACCCGGCTCGACCCGACACGCTCTCGAAGTGCAACCTGATCCACTCCATGATCTGCTGAGCACCCGATGGAGCAATTGGATCGTGCAACGTCACCGCGAGCGTGCCGAACTTCGTCAGACCTGCAAGGTAACGTCTCGAGTTGATGAACGGAACCTCGACCTCCTCGGTCGTGATCGTCGGTCGAGCGGTTGTCTTTATAACATACGCATCAATGCCTTCAATCATCAAAATAAACCTGTTTTTTCGCTTCGGCTCAAATTTGTTGGGAAGCATTGAGGTGACGTCTAGTGTCTCTGCCATTTTGATTCTCCTTTATTAGGTAGGTTGTATGCATAAAAATATCGACATGTGTTAAATTGTCGCGATAAATTAGTATAATAGAAGGTATGAAACAGTCGGGCAATTCATGGACCCGCATATGTCCAAGGTGCAACTGTACAGTCAAACACAAGACACGAGCAAAGTGCAGTGACTCCGAAAAACGTGCCAAGGTATGCATCAAGTGTTCACGATCCATCAATGGCAAGGCGAACACAACGACAGATGCCTGTCCCATATGCAACGTGAGAATTAAAATACCCGTATACTTCAATGCACCGCAAACAGACCTTGAAGAACACGCTGCAACGCACGAACTAACGTTTATTCAACTGTACCTAAAGAAGCACGGATTCGAATCTACACCCACCTGCAGGTGCGGTTGTGGTGAAACAACAAAGTTCACAGGATGGTGGACGGGATTCAATGAATTCATCTTTGGTCACCAATCGTACATCCACAACGGAATCTACGATAAGGAGACTGAAGCACGAATAACCGAGACGAGAGGCATCAATTGGCGTAACAAGCCAGGCGTTTGGTTCAATCGAACGAAGCAAAACGATGAAGCAACAAGAAAACGTGCCGAAGCAACATCAGCAGGTCGCAAGAAGGCATTCAACGAAGCATCGATAACGATTTGGTCGAAAGGTAAAACAAAAGAAACATCGGAAGCTGTTTCACAAATGGCGTTGGAACAAAAGGAACGATTTGCAACCGGTAAAAATACACCGTGGACGAAGGGTCTAACGAAGGAAACTGACACACGCATCAAAACAATGTCAGAGAAAGTTTCGTTATCGCTTCACCGCGAATCGTTGAGATCACGTCTTGATGATCTCAAACGCCTAAAGCACGATGAAATCACGGCACGAATAGAGAAAAATAGCAATCTTGAGGTCGTCGATGACATTGGTTACAAATCAGACGCTATTCCTAACATCCACGTGAGGTGCAAGCAATGTGGATCAGAGTGGGAAAGCTCGCTACGTAAGTTACGCTACGGCAAGTGCTACAAATGCGATGCTGGTGGGTCTAAAGCTCAAGCAGAGATCGCTTCGTTCATTGAATCGCTTGGCGTCAACGTCAACAAAAACGACAGAACAACGATAAACGGTGAACAACGTATGGCTGAACTCGACGTGTTCATACCATCAAAGATGATAGCCATCGAATACAATGGATTATATTGGCACAATGAAACGCAAAAATCGCGACAATATCATCAAAACAAAACAACGATGTGCAAGAATGTTGGAATAACACTCATCCATGTATTTGAGGATGAATGGCGTGATAAGAAAAACATCGTCAAATCGATGATCGTTCACCGCCTAGGTCTAACGCCCAATCGAATCAGCGCACGTAAATGCACGACAAACGAATTATCTTCGGCACAACGAAAGACGTTTTTCAACGAAAACCACATTGAAGGAGACACGAGATCAATCTACGCGTTCGGATTGTTCAACGAAGGAACGATAGTCGCCGCAATGTCTCTTCGTAAACCATTTCATAAGAAACACGAACGATCGATAGAGATTGCAAGGTTCTGCACCAAGATCAACACATCCGTTGCAGGCGCGCTCGGTAAGTTGACGAAGATCGCTGCAATGAAAGCCATTGAAACCAACCATAGCTCGCTGTTAACGTACGTTGATACGCACCTCGGCGTTCAAAACAGCTGGCAATCTGCGGGTTGGACGTTCGTAAATGAATCACCGGAACGATTTTGGTGGACGGATTATCACACTCGTTTCAATAGATTCAAGTTCAAAGCAAACAAAACAATGGGATTATCTGAAATAGACGTTGCCAACGCGGCGAACGTCGTCAAGATATGGGGGTGTAGAAACCTCGTGTTCGAGTTAGCCCTCATTACATCCCGAGAAGCGCCTTCTCAACCTGCTTGGTGAACTCCTTCATGCGCTTTACGAGACCCATCGCTCTCCCATCATCGTCATCGTTGACCGCATCTCGAAGCAACTCAGACGTTTTGATGAGCATTGCAGCGTTCGATCGAAGCACCTTATTGTCAACACGAGCAAAATGATGTTCGCTACCTTTTCCGGAGTAGTTGAAAATGTCTTCATCAATGCGTTGTAGCTCCTCAGCAATCAACGTTTGGAATTGCGAATGCGTTAGCTTCTTGATGGGTGTCATTTTATTAAATATTGAT